TATATAATTTAGCTCTTGAATTCATTACCCTTGCAAACCTATCAAAGGAAATTATATACTTTGAATCAGTCTTCTGTATCTTAAGAGTTCGCAAGCCTGTATATAATATATTGTAAGTAGATATGTTTTTTATAAGTTTATTATCTTTGAAAATTACTTTATTAAGGTATTCGTCCCAAGCTTTTAATTTATTTCTATCAACACGTAGTATAAATGTATATAAAATCTCTCTCATAAACCATTTTATAAAATTTTTACTTAAATCCACATTGTTAATAGTTAGGATCATAAATTACGTGCTCTTCCTCTGTATTTAATATATTCAAGCTTCCGTCTTTATAATCATATGCTTGAGCTTGAGGGAATTCATCTACGTACTCAGGAACTATTTCACAGGTAATTGAAGAGGGATAAACTGCTATCGTAGACATCTTGGAAACTCTAAATAATCTACCTTTTGCACTATCGATACCACTTGGAATTATAAATAGTGCACTTTGTTGTAGTCCTTCTAAATCATATGGAACACTAATTATTGCAGCGGAAGTATCTAATTCAGACATCCAACCTAACTTTTTCAAAGTTTGCTGAGAAGGATTCTCTTCAAATATACACCCTACCAACTTAGGCTCACAATAATTTGAATCTATCTCTGCATATGTAGTATATGTTTTAGAAGGTCGTGGCGCTCTATAGATCACCTTAATTCCTATTAAAGAGCACATCTCTTTGAAATATGTTCTATGTAGTTTTATATCCGGTGTTAATAGAGCACCATACTTCTGTTCCATGCGTTACCCTTTCTTACTTAATAAATCTATAACAAGATAAATTTATAAATATATCACTTCAATACTTTCTCTCCAGCACCAGATAATATACTATTATAAACAATAAATTGTGCATCTTTAATATCTTTAGCATTTTTTAATTTAGATAGAAGTCTCTTAGAAGCTGGAGTATCTATATTTGCATCTTTGAACCACTTATCTATATTACTAATCAAATCATCTAATTTCTTAAATTCAGATAATTCTTTTTTATGATTAGTTAAAACATTTGACATTGAGCCCTTTTTCTTTGTAAGATCTACTTTTGTATCTTCATCAATACTGGTCCAACGCTTATAAGCAATATCCCAATCTTTATCGCCTTTATGCTTATTATATAATATTTTTATTCTATCTTCAACAGCAATTGGATCTACTACTCCATCAGCAAATGCTCTATCTAATTCAGCTTCTAATTGCTTATATGCGTCTTTCCAATCTTCTTTTAAAGATTCATCAAGATCATCGTCATAGTCATTATCATTGCGCCACTGTGTAGCATCACCAAAAAGAAAATCTCTCTTTAATTGAGCAACAATTTTATCTAATTCAGCAGCAGCTTCTTCTCCTGAGTCATAGCTATACCATTGATCTTCATAATAATCATATAAAAGCTCATAAAGATTTGATTCACTACGTAAATCTTCTAATTTTTGCTTGTGCCTATATTCTTTAGCATCTTCTAAATAATCTGATAAAATACCACATTCTGAAATATCATCATCTTCATGATAGTTCATAGATTCTCTAATATGCTTCTTCTTAGGAACATAGATGTCATTAAATGACTCATTAAATTTCTTAAAATTCATCATCATTTTGAAATACCTCTCTTTGTAGTACCATAAATCCGTCTAAAAGCACCATCTATATCTTTGGTATTGTATTTGTAATTAAGTGACTCACAGACAAACTTCTTATCTTTAACTGCACCCTTTAGAGTAAAGGCTTTTTTATTTGGAGTAATCTGTGCATTTTCACCAAGTAGAACAGTCTTACCTTTTACTTTAGACTTATTTGCTTCAAACACAAAATTAGTCTTTTTTGACTTTCCACTATTGAATTTAATAACACCCTCTACAACTACCTTACCATCTTTGTCACTTACAGAAGAAGTTTTGAAAGATGAAACATTATCATACACATTCTTAAAATAAGACTCGCCTAATTCGTTAAAAGAATCTTCATCAAAATCATCAACATCAATAGAAATCTCATCTTCAGTTTCCTGATCTACTGGAACAATAACTTCATCATCTTTATCACAGCAATCTTCTTTAGGTTCAGTAGTTACAGTAATTTTACCATCTTCTTCAGAGGTCATAGTCATTTTAGAATCATCTGTACTTACAGAAAGCTCTTCAATAGCTTCGTTAACCTCTTCAACTGTATTTTGATTAAGAAGTCCACTAAATTTCTGTTTAAGTTGATTTGCTTCAAACTGTAGCTGAATAGCCTTATCAGGATTAGAATTATCTATCTCTACAGCCTGCTCTCTTAATTTATCTATTTTCTTTTGCAATGACCCCTTCGCAAGCATCTTAATCAAAGGTTTTTCTACTATCTCTCTAATTTTTTCTCTATCGAACACATCTACCTGTGTAGCAACCTGTAACCGCTCACTTACTGGAAGTGTCTCTACCACTTGCCTTGCAGCTTCTTCAGGATCTCCTGTCTTCTCAAATAATTCTAAAACGTGTTTATAATAGGGGTCTAAAAAATCATCTACCTGATCTTCTGATAAGGAACCCTCAGTAAGCTTCTTCTTATTCAAAGACTCATTCTTTGACTCGTATTTACCAGCAGTAACTTCATAATCACCATGATCATCTTTAATAATCTGAAATCCAGCCTTTTTAACAAGTCGATTCGTTCTATCAGAAATCTTATGATAGCGCTTCATATCATAGTCTACCCATTTCTGAGCATCTTCAATAGATAGAGCAGCTTGCTTATCAGCTTCTTCTAATTTATCTTCTACTTCAATTTCTTCTTTATCTTTAATTTCTTCCTCATCCTCTTCTTCACTGAAAGGAGCGATTTCTCCAACTATCTTGAAGCCATCACCAGTAGTAAAACAGAATGGGCACTCCTCATCGACATTAGCTAATTCGACTTCTTCGTCAATATGCACATCTTCTTTATCTTTATAAATCTTAGAATGACATACACAGCAATCTAAAATAACTTTGCCGACATAGGAATCTTTAATTTCATCTTCATCTTGAGCATCAGGATCAATAATTTCAATCTTATCAATAAAACTATCTTTATCAATAAAATCATCTAAATTCTCGACACCATCTTCAGTTGTAATATCGAAAGCATCTTCATCTAAGGCAGCAAGCCTTTTGAAAGCTTCATTTAGATAACTCATCTCTATACCTCAATCTATAGGATATTGTAAAGCGGTATCTCGCTTTAATTCTTCTCTTAATTGTGTGAGTTCTGCGTTCCCTTCTGCTAATATTGTATCTCCATCAGAAGTCCAAAGCGCATTTGATTGATTATATCTTGTTCTAATTCTACCAAGAGTAACTTTCGCTAATGCTACCGATAATCTAATTATTACATCAATCCAATAATCAGAAAATACTTCCTCTACACTGTCGAATCTTGGTATATATGCTATTGTTATATTTGTAGGTTCACCTATTGACGTATTTATATACAATTTATCTTCATACTTATCAAAAATAAATGCTAAATCCGTAGATGTTGTATTACGTATCTGTAACATAGTATTATATGCAGCATAGTTAGATAGATAGTTATTAAAATTTAACATACTGCCTGTACCAAGTAGTTGCCACTGTGCGGCACACATAGGATCAACAGAAGATATACCTGAAGTAGTTGTATCTGAATCTCCTAAGCCCACTGTTCTAAATACACTTGCTACTGCATTTACTTTATAATCTTTTAAGTCAATGCACCTACTATATGGAATGGTTATGAATTTTAATGAATCAATATATCTTTGAACTTCTCTTAACGCAGCGTTAATTACACTATCAATTGCTGGATCAGATAACTCACACTCTAAAATGCCACCAGTTAACTTAAATTTAACTTCTTCTCTATAGGCAGCTAATTTTATAATAACCTCTCCTTTCTATTTTAGGAGATTTTAATAGAAGCACTCAGCTGTTGTGCTTCTATTTTAGATGAGGGGCTACCAAGAGATAGCCCCTCAAATAATCAGAAACTTATTTAATTATTGAACTACTTTATTATTAACTACAACGGGATTATTGGTAATCGTACCTGCAATAAGTAAAGGAGAATTACCATCTGCATCAGTGCTAAGAAGCTTTAGATCATACATAGTGCTGAAACCCTGAGAAGTACCACCATCAGCATACTGAAGAAGCTGAGTGGGAACAACGGGCATATATGGAGCATATACTGCGGCAGAAGTCATCATATCGCTACCATTTACGCCAAGAACAAACTTATCGTCTGCAATGGAAGGAGAAACGAAAACCTTAACGCCATCAACAGTACCAGCAAAATAAGGGCCATTTACCTGAGCAACAGGAGCAGGAGTCCAAGTACGGACAAAGCCAAGAATAGGAAGAATATTAGCTGCAATTAGCATATAGTTAGGAACAAACTTACCAGTTCTCTTATAAAGAATAGCCTTAGCCTTAGCAATAGCCTCAGAGAAAGAAGCATAATGTTCAGTCATGGAAACACCTACAGGGAGGGGTCTGTTAAAGGTAACAGCAATAGCGCCAGCGTGGTCTACAAGAAGATTTACGACCTCCGTATCGATTTCGTAATTTAGCTCGGCAGCTGCCTGAATTGCAAGGCTCTCTCCAAGATCAAGACTATAATCGGTCTTTGCCTGATAGGCCGCGATCTGAGAATAATATACGGCAATTCTGCGAGCTCTGGCTTCAAGTGTAATGTTCTTAATCTCAGCATTAAGAATTGGAAGATCGTTTTGAGGAATGATAACATTGTCATACTTATATGCAAACTTTAAGGTCATGCCTTCCTTGAAATTATTGTCACCAGCAGAAGCAAAAGTAAGCTCAATGGTTTCAACACCATTTGCATCTTTACTATACACGGCAGAATAAGAATCGTTAGCTAAAGGAGCTGCGGCTTTTTCATAAACAACCCCATTTACAGTAACCTTTAGGTCAACTGGATATTTAATACCAGCTGCATCAGCGGCAATTACAAGAGGAGTCCACATAGGTTTCAAAGTAATTTTATGGGCTCCTTCCTGTTCGCTGGTAATTGTCTCAGTCTCTACAACAGCAGCAGAGGTGTAATTCTGACGATTCTCACCAACAGAAGGAAGCTGCCACACACCATTGAAAAGATCACCCTGCTTAACTCCGCCCTTATTAGAACCAGCAACATAGTTTAGATAAGTTACATTGCCAACAAAAGAGCTCATAGGGACAGTAAGCACAATTTCAGGAGCAATTAGTGAAGGAAGAGCTACGTTAGTTAGATTGATACAAAACTGCTTAAACTGCCCCATAGCACTGCGCTGAGTGCCCATTGAATTTTCAAAGGCCTCATTCATAAACTTGGAGACATTGTTTAAGCAAGCAGCAATAACAAGTTTTCTATTATTATCCATTGGCTGGCCACCATGGTTCTTGCGATATAAAGACTCAGAAATAGCTATACGATTCTTATAAGATTCAATAAGATTTGCCATTTTAATTTTTCCTTTCAAATTTTAATGTTCAATTTCGAACATTCGTAAAAATGATTTGTCCACAATATCATCTGGATTTTGTGTGACTTGTGATTGTGTAGATTCTACTACGATTTTCTGTTTAGGCTGTTTACCGACAGCAAAGGGAAGTGAGTTAATATTCACCTGATAATTTTGTAGATCTTCGCAAATAGAATCGATATCATCAAAAGAATATGATTCTGGAAGTCTATTTTTAATTTCATTAGAAGTTACGCCGATTCTAAGAGCTTGAGAATCAATATACTTTTCAACTGACTTAGAAGCTATTCTCTTATATTTTTCAATAAGCTCATTATTGCTTTTAAGCTTCGCAGTATATTCTTTAGCTTTTATTGCTAAATCTTTATTTAACTCAGCTACTTGTTCGGTTAACTTTTCTTCTTTTACCTTGCTATTGTCTACTGACTCCTGTAAGGCTTTATTCTTCTTTTCAAGGTAAGATACGCGTTTATCTTTACGATCAACATCTTCCCTCAGTGCGCTTAGTTGTTTGCTAAATGAAGAACTCTGAGAAGAATATTTACTTATTTCATTATTCTTACTTTCAAGCTTTTCATTTAAGTTTGACACTTTAGCTTCAAGAGCTTTAGATTCTCTAACAGTCTTGCCCATTGAAACAATCGTACTCTTGTACTTTTCAATGCTTTCTACATTCTTAGCTTCTTTTGCATAGCAAACTGATAACTTTTCCTGTAGAGCAGTCACTGTAGCTTCTAACTCTCTATTCCGCTTTAGCATCTCCTGATATTCTTCTGCTATTGATTTGTCATTGACAACTTCTCCAGCTTGTTCAATATCAGATTTATCTAAAACAGTTTCCTGCTTATCGCCGCTCTCTATTGATTCATTCAATATAGAGTTTACCGTATCTTGCATAATTTTCTTAGCAGTTAAATCCTCTTGGTTCTCTACTAATTCATGCAAGCTCTCTGTAAGCGTTTTATTCCCTACTGATTCAGTAACAAGCTTTAATCTTGCTTCTTTTACAGCAGGTACAAGTACGGCATCAAAGCATTCGAAATTATATGTATCTGGGTCTACACTTTCTCCACCATCGAAGTCTGAGATAACATCTCCTGACCCTCTGGATGAAATACCAATGTTACACCCATAATCACATAACGTTTTTAGTATTTGCCCGTTTGGAGTGTTGATAATATCGAATACGCCATACAGTTTATTATCTTTACCCCATTTAGGCATTTCTGCTAAACAAATAGCAGCTTTTTCCATATCTATTTCTTGTCTATCCGCGGGATGACCTAACTCACCAAATACACATCGGCTATTTACTTTTTCTTTCACTAAATCATCGGAAAAAACTTTCTCCCAAAGTGATTTGCTGTAGGATCTCCCGTTACGGGTAGGCTTTGCAGCATCAGCAATAACACCAACAAGTCGACCAAGAATCCCTCTTGACTGCTGCTCCTCTGGAGTTAATTTCTTATATTCAAATATATTATTTGAAAACCCTTCTAACATTCAACCTACCTCGTTGCTTTATTATATATTTAATTTAGCTGTTTATTTTTACTTATTTGTGACTTTTTACTAAGTTCAAAGTTAATTTTCTAAACATTTTAGATCAGCTTTAATTAGTCTTAGTAATTTTATACAAGGAACTATATCTAATGTTTGAGAATATTTATACAAAACTTGCAATATTTCTGATAATCTTGAGTGATTTAGAAACATCTTTTTATCTGATACAGTCTTACTATAAATAAGAATCTGTGTTGATAGTGCGGATAAAGTTGTAATTACTTTATCAGGCTCTTTTTCGTCTAAATCTTTTACTATATTTATGTATAGCTTAGATTTCTTATCATTATATGAATGGCGAACCTTTTCATAAAATTTACTTAAATCTAACTGTCTATTGCTATTTATAAATTGAATTATTTGAATAGAAACGCCATTCTTTAGTACATCATTAAACTCTTTTTCTGTATCAATTCCTAAATCGGATAAATCAGAAAGCAATAATAAACAATCTTGTTTTGTAATCATTTTGTAACCCTTTCCCGATATAATCGGCTAATTACTTACATTTCAGTCATATCCATATCTAAATCTGCTGGCGAAGGTAAAACTACACTGCCTTCTTCAGGTTCTTCTTCTGCTTCGCTTGGAGTTTCTTCAGGCGCTTCGCCCTCGATATCTCTATGAAATACTGGGCCACTATCGATATTCACATTTATATCTTCATCATTGTCTGTAATATCTTCAAGATCGCCCTCATCTTGCTCTGCTTCTAAACGCTCTATCTCATCCTGTAAAACTTCCATTACTGTTTCATCTGGAAGAACCGTTGAAAGCAAAGCTTTCTTTATCTTTAGCTTCGCTACAGGATTATCAATATCATCAAGCTCTTGCGTAATATCTGCAATAACTCTGATACGATCCGACATATTAGTTCTTCTTGCTACTTCATCTTCTGTTACAGGAGCTTGCATTTTAATGGTAAACTTATTCACATAATTAGTCAGCTTTTTATCAATTAACATTAGGTTAATCATGTCTGTAATCATTTGAATAAGTGCGTTCTGAATTCTCTTCACATATTTAGCAAATTCAGAAGACATAAGGGATAGCGCAGAACCAGCATTAAACCCACCACCATCATCAGAATACCCAAAGAATTCCTTTGGAACCTTTAGTGCGCCGAACAGGTTACTGGTAAAATAATCCAAGTCTGCGAGAGATTTAACATCCACATCTCCACCAATCTGAGTAGTAGCAATTTGTCCTACTCCATTATGCGTAGTTGTATAAACTGTATTTTCAACAGGGCCCGGATTAGTATACTCAGACATAGCATTGCCAATATTCAACGCTGTCTTTTGCTCAATAAGTTGCTTAAATCTATTTAATAGAGGTTGAGTAGATTCTTTTGGTTGATCACCAACTTCAAGCGAAACTACACGCACAATAGAAGACTTTGTTAATCGATTCAATAGAACCGAATTCTTTAGAAGCATCAATTCTCTCCATGCTTTATAAGCATCATAGAATAATGATCTACCTCTTCTTACTGCGTACTGAACACTATTATCTGTATTAGTTGTATCATCATCTAAAAAGATTCTTACAGAATCCTCTACCCTTGTCGAGTTGTCTTCTAAGCACCCATGAACAAAATCAGTTGCAGAGTATATTTCTACATCTTTTTTACTGAAGTTATACTGGAGCATTGAAAGACCATACATATTCTGCTGACTATCCACTACGGAAGAAATATCTGCTTTAATATACCCTTGAGTTTTACCAAACCGAATAAGCTCAAATACTTCAGCAGGATTCTTTACCATTTCAACGTAATGTGCATATCTATCATTCTTTGAAAATGCTTTTACAATTACATCTTCATTCAAATCTTTCTTATCTGCTTTTACGTTAAATACGGGGTCTTCATATTCAGACTCCCTATAAAGCCTAAGATACACATCACCATATTTACATAGAGAGTACGCCCAAGAATAAATATTCTTATCAATACTCATCGTATCTAATAGATAGTTTATATACTTTACAATATCTTGATCGTCAGATTCTACCCAAACAATTCTTCCGTCATCATTCAGTTCTGTCGCATTTGCTACATAAGACTCAAGTACAGCTGCAATCATAGAATCTTGGCACATGACATCAATAGCATTATAAAGCTGATTCCTATTTTCAGATAATCGGGTAAATGATTCAAGCTTACACATATCAAGTTGATTCGTCTGACCAGCCATAGCTATATCATTTATAAATTCTCTAGAAGTATCTGCGCCTATCTTTACTTCTGGCTTTGGAATAGATTCTACTGGTTTATTGTAAATAGTATCATCTACTTCAAAGGCTTTGTTTTCAAATTCGTCCATTCAAAATCTCCTTACAAAATACATATTCCAGTAGAATCCGAACTTCCACCTAATACCTGTGCTTTTCCAAATCCAAAATCTAAAAAAGAATCTTTCTGCTTTATACCACCTAATGGATCATGAATCTGTTTTAATGCCTCTTCAAAATCAACTGAAATCTGTTGACGGAAAGACTCTACAGAAGGCTTTTCTGAAACATTAAGAGATAACTCAATATCTTCACCATATTCATAAGCATACTCATCCGCATGCTGAGAAGCATTCCACACAGAACCACATACAGCATCTATGCTGTCTTTCGAGCCCTGAGTTCCCTGCATAGGATGATTAACGTGACCGTCAGATTCTCTTTCCAGCCCTAAAACTTCCTCAGTAAGGAAATCGCACTTATCATAAACAACCAATCTTCTATCATATATAGTTGATTTTAAGTACGCATAAGGCAGACATTGTTTGGTCGCTGTATCTAATCTATCAACAGAAACAGTAGAAACTTCAAAATTATCAGCTGATAACTGCTGTCTAATCTGGGCACTCATGTAAGTATCGCAAGAAACACCCCGTATACGGAACCCCTGTTCTCTTAGCCATCTAATGAATGCCCGATTCTTATCAAATGAAATCTCATACCCTTTTGGAGCTTTTATAGATACTGAAAATGCAAGTCTAAAAAATAATTCCTTAGAGCTATTTTCTCCGTCTATTTTTGGTCTTTTACCTGCAATCCATGTACCTGCAATACCGGTCTTATCCCCTGAAGTAGACATATCAAGGTGGATA